GGAATGCGAGGCCGCGTGCAAGGCGCTGACGCTGGCTGGCCACAGCGACTGGGACCTGCCGACCATCGAAGAGCTGCAGCTGCTCATCGACCGAAGCCGCTACAGCCCGGCTATCAACACCGACTTCTTCCAGGACATCCAGAACGACTGGTACTGGACGAATACCCCGGCCGCCTGGTCTTCGGCGTCCGCGTGGTTCGTCGATTTCGGCTACGGCAGCGTCAGCGGCTACCGCCGCTGCGCCGACGGGTTCGCGTTGGCCGTGCGTCGTGCCGGTCAGTGATTTGATTCTCTGCTGAGGCATATCGATGAATTCCCGCTTCCAGCTCCCGCCCATCCTCAAAGCGTGCGAACGGCTCCTGCTCGAAATTGAGCAGGCCGTCCGGCAGTTCCCGCGCTACCACCGCTACATGATCGGGTCGGACCTGCGCCGCCAGATGATGTCGGTGAACAGCACCGCGAACCGTGCGTGGCGTGACCGCGCCAGCCAGCCGAAGTGGGTCGGGCAGCTGGTGTGGGAAATCGATGACCTCAAGCAGCATCTGCAGGCCGCCAAACTGTTCCAGGCGTTCCGCAGCTTCCGGCAGTTCGAGATGCTGATCCGCCTGGCTGAAGAGCTCGGCGCGCAGGCCGGCGGTTGGCGCCGTCGGCTGGCAAACCCCCAAGCCCAGAATGCGCAAGCCAATGGCGTCGCGCAGCGTGGCCAGAAACTGAGTACCCGTGTCGCCTCTGAGGGGGCCAATTCATGACGAAGCTTCGCTACCAGCACGGATGCGCTGACGGGTCGAAAGTACATGGGGAGGCGGCCGCCTGGTCTTCGGCGTCCGCGTGGAACGTCAATTTCAACAACGGCAACGTCAACAACAACCACCGCAACAACAACGGGTTCGCGTTGGCCGTGCGTCGTGCCGGTGAGTTTCAGGGGGAAGTCTCGCTGCAGGATTTGTACCGGGCATGGCGGCGCGCGCGCCGCCAGAAGGTCCCCAGTTTCAACCAGCTCCGTTTCGACGGGCGTTGGTCCGATGGGCTGCTGCGGCTCGAACGTGAGCTGGTCGGCGGCACCTGGTCGCCGCGCCCGTCCACCTGCTTTATCGCCACCCGGCCCAAGGCGCGCGAGATCCACGCGCCGGACTTCGCCGACCGCGTGGTGCACCACTGGCTGGTCCCGCAGCTGGAGGCACTGTGGGAGCCGACCTTCATCCATGACAGCTACGCCAACCGTAAGGGCCGCGGCAGCCACGCCGCCGTCCGCAGGGCTCAGGAATTCAGCCGGCAAGTGCACTCGGGCCAGGGTGGCGGCTACTACCTGCAGCTGGACGTGGCCAACTTCTTCAACAGCATCCATCGACCGACGCTGTGGGGGATGCTCCGCAAGCGCATGCAGCGCCGCGGGCTTTCCGCTACGGCGCAGAAGGCCACGCATGCCCTGATCCGCCGGTCGCCGCTGCATGCCGGCGTCCACTACCGCGCCACCGACGCCGAGTTGGCGCAGGTCCCACCCCACAAGCGGCTGGTCAACGCTCCGGCCGGGCGCGGCTTGCCGATCGGCAACCTGTCCAGCCAGTTCTTCGCAAACGTCTATCTGGACGCCCTCGACCAGTTCGTGAAGCACGAGCTCAAGGCAGCGCGCTACCTGCGCTACGTCGATGACTTCGTGCTATTCCACCACGACCGCGAGCAGCTGGCGGCCTGGCGCGACCAGATCGAGGCCTTCCTGGCCGACCGCCTGGGGCTGCGCCTCAAGGCTGAGCAGCACCTGCGCCGGTTGACCGATGGCATCGACTTCCTAGGCTACGTGATCTACCCCACGCATACCCTCGCCCGTCAGCGGGTAGTCGGCCACGTACGGCAGGCTCTCGCTGAATGGGAAGGCGTGCACGTCGAGGGCAACAAGCTGCACGGGCGCCCGTCGGCATTCCGTGACCTTCGCACGCGGCTTGCCAGCTACCAGGGCCACCTGCGGCACGCGAACAGCCACCACCTACTGGCCTCGCTGCACCACCGCTTCCCGTGGCTGGACTGCGCTGCCACGCCGCGGCGCTTCAGCCATCGAGCCGAGCGCCAGACCATTTCCATTGATTTCAGGAAGGAGCCGACGAATGGCTGATATCGAACAGCAGGCCCGCGCCCCCGCCAGCGTGCTGGATCCGTGCTGCGGCAGCCGGATGATGTGGTTCGACCCGGCTGATCAGCGCGGCCTGTTCGGCGACCAGCGGCACGAGACCATTACGGTGATCGACCGCACGCACCGCGCTGATGGAACCCGCGTCCTGTCCATCCATCCGGATTGCCTCATGGACTTCCGGGCGCTGCCTTTCGCAGACGAGTCGTTCCCGCTGGTCGTGTTCGATCCGCCCCACCTGGTGCGCGCCGGCAAGGAAAGCTGGCTGGCCGCCAAGTACGGCAAGCTCGGTGCCAACTGGCGCGACGACCTTCGCGCTGGCTTTTCCGAGTGCTTCCGTGTGCTCCGCCCCGAGGGTGTGCTGGTCTTCAAATGGTCGGAGGTGCAGGTGGCCACTCGTGACGTGCTGGCCCTCACCGACCGCCGTCCGTTGTTCGGGCATCCCTCGGGAAAGCGGGCAGGCACCCACTGGATCACCTTCATGAAGGAATCAGTGTCCACCACCCTGGCTACCGTCAAGCCGCCGCGTAACCGGCGCACCAGGCTGCGGGAGGATGTGTAATGGCCGGTGCGTTACATGACGAGATCGTCGCAGCATCCGTCCGCTGGCTACGCCGCAACGGGTGCGCCGCGATCCTGTGCGACCCGTTCAAGGCCGGTCCCCGTGAACAGCCCGACGCCATCGGCTGGCGTGATGGGATATCGCTGGTCGTGGAGGTGAAGGCCAGTCGCTCTGACTTCCTTGCCGACGCCAAGAAGCCGCACCGCATCGATCCGGCGGACGCCGTTGGCGACTGGCGCTTCTATGCGGCACCGGCCGTGGTGGTCAAAGTCGAGGACCTGCCGGCCGGATGGGGATTGCTGGAATGGGACGGGCGCTGCCTGAAGCCTTCGCATGGCGTGCCGCTCGGCAACTGCAACTGGCACAGCGCGCCGTTCCGCGACACGGCGAACAAACGCGCCGAAACCCAGCTGCTGGTCTCCGCAATCCACCGGCCTGAGTTCGTGCCGCGCCGTGGCGCAAGGCTACGCCCCGGGATCCATTTCGAAGCGTGGGCGGCTCATCTGGCAGAACCGGCGGTGGCCAGTGGCTGATCCCATCACCCAGGCCAAGCACACAGCGCGCGTGCTGATCAGCGAGGCCCGCGCCCGGCGGCTCGTGGGCCACGGCTTCTGGTGCATGTTCCGCATGGCCCAGTCCGCCCGCCTCCGTGCTGCCACCCTTCCCCGCCCGGCGCCGCCGGCTCTTCCCATCCAACCGGAGCTGTTCGCTTGAACATGACCCCATCACTTGGCCTGGGAGCCTTGGCGTTCTCGACCACCATGGAAGTCCCGCACATCGCCAAGCGTGAGAGGCCTCTGGCTCAGCACGACTATGCGGACTACGGCTGCGTCCGCTCGGTCATGGAATTCATGAAGTGGGCGCACGAACAGGACCGCTTCCCGACGGTTCCGGCTGTGCAGAACCGATTCAACGTCAGCAAGGCAACGGCGTACAGATGGACCAACGCCCTTGCTGAGACGTACGGCATCGACCCGCCGGTTCGCTCCGGCCCAGGCATCTTCGAATGACTGCCGCCAATCTGGAGATCTCCCCCATGACCCAGCGACACATCAGCCACCCCGAGCCGCTGCCGGACTGCGCCGCCGGCCACAGCGCGCGCCATCACCACTTGGAGCATGGTCATGCCCACGAATGAGCTTTGCCTGTCCCGAAAGGAGATGCGCGAGCTGTGCGGAACCCCGCTGAAGGACCGCCAGTTCGAATTCTTGCGGTCCAACGGCATCCGGCACTACAAAGGGCTGGACGACCGGCCGCGTGTGCTGCGCTCCACGGTCGAGGGCGCCGGCGATGAGGTTGCCGCCAAGGCAATCGCCACCTGGAAACCGAACAAGGCAGCGTGATGGGAAGAAAGCCGACCAAGCCGGGGGCCATCCCCCGGTTCCGCGCCCGCAAGCAGAAATCGGGCGTGGTGCACTACTACTACGATCTGGGCGGAAAGCCGCGCCGGGAGATGCCGCTGGGCGCCGACTACGGCCTGGCCATCAAGCAGTGGGCTGAGATCGAGGGTGACCGCGATGCGCCGGCCGCCGCGGTGCTGACGCTGCGGGTGGTGTGCGACGCCTATCGCCGGGAGGTGATGATCACGAAGGCACCCCGAACCCAGCAGGACAACGCGAAAGAGATGGCGAACCTGCTGGAGTTCTTCGACGACCCGCCCGGCCCCCTGGACGCGATCCAGCCGGTGACCGTCAGGCAGTACCTGACGTGGCGGACGAAGGACGGCAAGGGACTGGTGCGCGCGAACCGTGAGAAGGCCCTGCTGTCGCATATCTGGAACTTCGCGCGCGACAAGGGCTACACGGCGCTGCCGAACCCCTGCGCGGGCATCAAGGGCTTCAAGGAGACCGGCCGGGACGCCTACATCGAGGAGGAACAGTACCGGGCCATTCGGGCCAGTGCCGATATCGTGGTTCAAGGCGCGATGGACCTGGCCTACCTCACTGGCCAGCGGCCAGCCGACGTACTGGGGCTCACCGAGATGGATGTCCGCGATGGCGCGATCAACATCCGACAGGCGAAGACAAAGGCAAAGCTCCGCATCGCGGTCGAGGGCGAGCTGGCGGCGCTGCTGGACAACCTCCGCGCGCGCAAGGCCGGGCACAAGGTCCACAGCACTCGCCTGATCGTGAGCGAACGTGGGCGGCCGGTAACCGTAGCCATGATGTCCAGGCGCTGGGCCAAGGCGTGCGCGGCGGCGGGCGTGACAGGTTTGCAGTTCCGAGACCTGCGCGCCAAGGCGGCCACCGACAAGGCAGATTCGGCTGGTGACATCCGCCAGGCGCAGCGCCAGCTGGGCCATACGAACATCACGATGACCGAGCAGTACATCCGCCAACGACGCGGGCACAAGTCGAGCCCAACGCGGTAGATCCCGCTCCGCAATGATCCGGCGGCCATTGGCGCGCAAGGCCTGCGAAGCCATCACAAGCAACTGTTTGCGGAGCGGAAATAGTCACAAAACCCTTGTGGCACAACGAGTTTGGTTAGGACTCAAAATCCGCCGCCCTTAAAAGCGTGTGGGTTCGAGTCCCACCTTCGGCACCATGGAAAACCAGAACGCCCCGGATCGACGGATCCGGGGCGTTTTTTTCGTTCTGCGGCGGCTCGACAGCGCCGCGGCGACTACTCCGCCGGCGCAATCGGCGGCAGGGTATGCGGCCGCATGGGCGGCACGGCCGGCACCGCCGGTGCTTCGCGCCACAGCAGCACCAGCCGGCAGTCTCCCGCCTTTCGGCGGCACATCGCCTCGGCCTTGCGCTGGGCAGCGGCATCGTCCTGCGCAGAGAGGGCAAAGCCCATCGCACCCGTGCCCGCATACAGCGCCGAGTATCCAGTTTCCGAGGTGCTCGCCACATTGCTGCAGTTGGATGAGCGCTGCGCGCAGTACCCCAGCGCCTCTTGCAGGGCCGCGCTGACGCTGCGGTTGTTCATCGAATAGCCGTACGTGCCGGTGTCGGCATCGTAGGACACCGCCGACGCCGCGCCCGCAGCGCAAGGCATGGCCAATCCTATGGCCAGCAACATGACCCACCGTGGCGCAATCCGCATTGTGTACTCCGACCTTGGCGTGAAAGGTGGAGTATCCCAAAGGCCGCGCGCCGTGTGCATCTCTGTTTACCGCGGCGCGCGGTCAGCGGTTCCCTCACGGCAGTCAGACCAGACGCAGTGCGGGCTGGCCAGCAGTGGGATTGAGGTGCGCCGTGCGAGGCGCACCGGCCCCCGCCACCCGGAACGCAGCCACCGTCTGCAGCAACTGCGTGGACTGCTCTTCCATGCTGCGGGCCGCCGCCGAAGCCTCCTCCACCAGGGCGGCATTCTGCTGGGTGCT